TTCTGCGTTCAGGGTGTCTTCATCTTCTCCCGGAGCCTGCCCCAGTTTGGTTTTGAAGTTGGCAACAATCCGGTTACCCGTTTGTATACGCAGCTTCTGGATGTCGTAAGCCCCTCGTACTATTGCTTTCAAATTAGTGTTGTTCATTGTTTGTCTCCCTTGGTTGTGTTATTTAACCGCACCGGTTTTATTTGTTTATCTTCAATTCACCCATTTTACTAGCCACGTTCCCCAACTCAGTTACTACTTTTGCAACTTTAATTTCTGAGTAAAAACTTTCGTTAATTTGCGCTGCTAATTTAGTTATGTCTCTTGCTTTATCTGTGTTGATTGTGCCGTTACCTACTCCAGCTATTGTCTGTGACAAGTATTCTCTTAACTCACCTGCTGTTGTAATTTTACCCATTTTGCTATCTCCAGTTTAATTTTTGATATTAACTTTCTGTTTTCGTTACATATATGTTGCTTATTCACTAACACTCTTAATTTGTTCCAACACCCCATACACAACATATCTTTACTAGGTGTCGTATAATCTTTTTTATCGTCCACGTTCCATCTATATAGCTGGCTTCGGTGCATTATTTTCTTCGGGGTACCTAACTTTCCACATACATCGCAATTTTTTAAAGTAGTTGATGGGTACTTGTAAAAATCTGCGGACGCAAAGGAGTATTTATGTTTTTTGGTTTTATTAAAATTAGCCAGAAAACCGTTTCTATAATGACGTAACACGTTATACGGTCTCCCATATAAAGGTACTAGTCTTTTCTCCAAGTCCAATGCGCATAAAATATGCCAGCCGCATCTAAGACCCCCGTAGTCCTCTTCATACACAGGTATATGATACTGTTCGGTGCGCACCACCTTACCCTCTTTTTTCATTACTTAACCGACCGATCACTATTCCGCTTGAACGACCTGTTAGCCTTTTTACTCTTGACTCTCAGGTTACTATCATCATTAGAGCCGCCTTTAGAAAGTGGCTTCGTATGGTCCACGTCCCTGCCATCCCCCTTTCGGACCTTGCCTTCACGCATCTTCTTCCGTCTAGCGGCATTGCGCTTGGCGCGGTTCTTTTTCTGCTCTTCGGTTCCCTGATACTCATCGTATTCTTTCTTATACGGTCTGGGTTTATTTACATATGGCATCTTAGTATCTCCGGTTAAATTCACACTGAGTTACCGGGCAGTACCCGCACAGCGGCCCGGTGTTTACATTCCATACATCTGACACAAACGCTGCCTCCAGTCGGTCCAGCAACGGGGTAAAAGATTCAAAATACGAATTTAAGTGTTCTACATAGTGATCTTTGCGTATGAAATCTCTACTGACTACAAACAACAGACTAGATTTTATTTTTTCTAGCTGCGGGAAGTGTATGAACAACGCCGCCGCTGCTATATCCAACTGCTTAGTATCCGCGTACTTTGCGTTTTTGCTTGTTTTGTAATCTACTGAGTAAGCGACAGGTCCGTTAATGATAACCAAGTCAGCAATCCCATGCCACCAGTAGTCAGGGTCCGAAAACCCACATGGTTTGTATTCCCCCTCCTCAGTCTTACGCAAGCCAAGTTTCAACTCACAGTATTTATCTCCCTCTATGCGTTTGAGGGCGTCTAACACAGGCACCACATATCGAAACTGCGGCGGTACGGGGGTACCGTCTTTTACATAATTTTCTGCCGCCGAGTGCATAGAACTTCCGTAAATAGTAGCGGCACTGCCTTTGTCCTTTACATCCTGCGCGACTTTAAGGTGGTAATATTTTTTTGGGCATTGCTCAAATGTTTTGAGGCTGCTATAAGACCATGTAATATTAATTTTGGTCATATTTGTCTTCGATTTCGTCTTCGTACTCATCTCCAATATCGCCCTTAATCTTAGATATGTCCTTCATTTTATCGACCTCCACATATCTGCGCTGTATCCGGTTTCAATCTTCTCCGACGGCCAAATTTCACAGGTGTAGATGTTTACGATGTGCCCAGCCACAGGGCCGAACCACAAAGCCCCCAGAATAAACCAGAGCAGCATACCAAAGGCGGCTTCGGTGCGGTCATGTGATTGCCCCTTCTTTACAATTTCGTATTCTTCAATCATACCTCCCCCTACAAGTTCATTACCGGAGTTTCTTTCTTTACCACTACCTGATATCCGGTATGGATGAATATAAGTTCTTCGCCAAACAGCGTAGTAAACATATCAATCGCCATCTTCGGCCTATTAAGTACATCCACTGGGTTGCCCCACATATAATCGTCAAACACTAACACTCCGCCTTTGCAAAGTAAAGGCCAAGCCATACACGCATCCGTCATAACGTCTTTAGCCCTGTGTGAGCCGTCGATATAAATAAACTCAAACCGCTTATTCCCTATACTGCGTAAGATCTGTGATGACTGTCCTTTCCATACGTCAACATAACGCTTGGGGTATTTCTCTTTAGCGACTGCTATGTTATGTAAAAACCTACTCTCGACCGCTTGCATATCATCCCCGTCAATTTTATGCTCGTCGCCTCCCTCCCAAGTGTCTATAACAGTAATCTCCCCAAGATCATCCAGTATATTTTCTATCGTCCAGACTGTACTGCGCCCCTCATACGCACCGATCTCCAGAAACTTCAACCGCCCCGGTAACTGCGTTTTTATATGAATCCACACTTCCGGTGCCCAATGGAACCAGTCACGGGTAAACTCGTATTCATGCCTCATATTTTTCAAGCCTCCAGTTGACCGCCTCTATTTCTCCGTCCTTCTTGGTCTGGACATCAAACACAGGGATATAACCTTTACTCACTACGCTATTAACAACCAACAAAAATTTGTTGTAGTTCGTCTGGCACTGCTCTAGCACCGCCATTAAATCCGCGTCATTTCTCATCGTTAATCCTATCTATAAGTGCTATATAACCTATGGCGTCTACCAGATTGTCCCGTTTGTAGGTATTTACCTGCCTGCTTTTCTTCATGTCTACCATCATCCAGCACACGTCTTCACAATCCAACATTATCGACACCCTATGCTTTTGCTTTAAGTATAAACTCCATTGCTCTGAAATTCTTTCTAGGTTTATCGACGGCCTACCGTAAGTTTCTTCCCTATCTCCATATATAATATCGCTCGCTTCTTCTATTACGGTTCTGCTCATATCACTATATCCTCCCTTCTTCTGTTCCCGTTTAATGCCGCATACATCCTTTTTTCCGTCATGCGATGCGCCCGTACCATTATTCTTTCTGGTAAGGTTTCAATAGCTTCCATATAACTATTTACTATAAGCCTGAGTTTCGCTAGGTCATCGTGGTCTAAAGTATTAGGCAGTCCTTGCTCTTGATCCGCCCATGCTCTAGCCATTATCTCCATGCTTTCACGAACCACTCCGTTGGAGTCATCCAGAATATTCATTTCTCTGCTAAGTGTGTCTAGCATATTGGCTGCATCAGCCACCACCTGCCAATGATACACCTCTGGGTGCAGCATCTGATCTAACGCTTCCAGCCCTTCGTATATTTTAGTCATATGGTAGGTAATCTTATCCTGCGGTAATGGATTTACCGGGTCAGCCATTAACTCCGCAAAGGGACCGTAAGTATAATTAAAAATACTGCTTTTCTTTCTGGGCTTTTTAGCCATAGTAGATAACCCCTATAGACACAAACACAAAAAATAATACGGTAAGACCGATTAGGTGCCAGATTATTCGCTCAGTCATACCAACACCATCCATGCAGTTTTATCCCCCATAAGTTCCCGCTGCTTTTGATTCACAATTAAGCGGCAAATCTAACGCCCAATCAGGACGCAACCGCATACACATCTCTACGTATTCTTTACCTGTAAATTCTTCTGCTTCGGGAACTACGCACGTCACAGCGTCGTGTACCGTCAACACTACAGGATACTTACGATTAACCATTAGCATCTGCCAACCGATAATGATCCTCGCCAACGCCTGACAGAAGTTCTCCACTAATTTGCCGCCGTATATCCTCGTCTGTATAACCTGCCTACCTCGTTTCATGTCATACACAAACTGCCGACCGACACCTTCTTCCTCTATCTCTTGCAGATTGTTGTATTGAAGATATAGCCCGTTTGGTAACCGAACCCCACGCCGACCTTCTACCTTCAAAACCGCACCGGGGCCAATTTCCATGTAATCATCAGACAGCATGGCTTTGATAGCCTGCCTCGATTGAGACCACAAGTCTGGGATAGCAGGGTAAGTCTGCCTGTATACCTCTATGATGCGACTGCACTCATTCAGGGGGATATTTACCTTGTAGTTCTTTAACTGTTGCTGGTATTTAGCCCCACCTAAACCATACCCACAACCCAGAATCGTCCACTTCCCTACAAATCGTTGTTCTTGAGTTACATCCGACTCCGACACACCATATATCTTTGAAGCCATCTGCTTATATACATCCTCACCTCTTTCAAATGCTTCTACCAAATCCAACTGTCCAGATAACCACGCCAACGTCCGAGCCTCAATCTGGCTTGAGTCTGAATCAATAAGTACGTTCCCTGCCGGAGCGCAGATTGCTCTTTTTAGAGGTGAGTTACGGGGGAAGTTTTGCAGGTTCATTTTGTCATCCCCACCCCATCGCCCAGTTCTAGCTGCGTAATAACGCAACGGCACAGGTAATGTACCTCGCTTTGCTATCCCTAGCATTCGCTCTGTGCGAGTTTCTTCCAGCGTAGATTTAACTCCGAGTCTAGCCGCCACCAAAGTCTGAACCCGTATATCCTCATGTTCGAGTAACGCTATAAATTCTTCATCAGACTTGGAAAAGGCGTAGGTGGACTTGTTTGTGATTGGGCTGATTTTCATTGGTATAGGTACGCCAAGCACATCAAGAATACCGGCGAATTTAATGTTGCTCATAAGCACTTCTCGGTCTACCCCGGCATCTCGCAACAAGCTACCTTTAGCAGATTTAACCATTGTAAGATGCTGTGTAAGCAGGTCGGAGTCTAGGACAAGTTTCGGCTCTGTAAACATACGCACTGTTAAGTCTATCAATCGTAGTTCATCTACCGGAAAGCCAGCTAACATAAGATCAAATAACTGGCGGGTTAACTCCACATCGTTAACGCAATACCTTCCATAATCTTTTAGTTCTACGGGCGTAAAGTCCTCCCTGCGCTTACCCATTGCTTGCAGGACTTCCGTGCCTTTTTTACCTATGTCGTAGTATTCAGATAGCGCGGCAAGACTGCCCCCTACGTCGGTACCGTGTATAGCCCTTGCCATCGACAGCGTGTCCGCAATGCGCTTGGGTCTCAAATCAAAATGCCAGTTGAGTATCGCCATGTCAAACATAGCGTTATGGGCGATACATATTGAATTTGGTATGTCGTATGACGCTAAAAAATCTTTTATTTCATGTAGCGTACCACTGCACCAGCGGGAACTGTCATCAGTATCATCATGTACGGCGACGCCGATAACTTCAAATCTGGGACCACGGATATATTCCTCCGTGGTCAACTTCGTCAAACTGAAATCGCGGTCATAATAGGTTTCAAAATCAAGTGTAAGTTTCTTCATGCTCGCCACACAACTCTCTAATTAGAGAGTTCCTTTATTAGTTTTATCGCGCCGCGAACCAGATCCATATTGGTTTCATTAACTACCAACGCAATCCCGCTTGCCGCCTGAATATTTTTTATTTCATTCTCTTGTAATGTTGTCAGGTTATTTCTTTTTGCTTTGCACTCAATCGCCATAAACTTACCGTCAACACAACAAACTATATCCGGCACTCCACTACGCCCATACCCATGTGTACCGGGGAAAAAATAATACACGTTGTTTTCTTTAAGGATTTTAACTACTTCGTTCTTAACTTTCTTTTCGGGTGTTATAGCCATAGTCGTATAATACCAGCTTAATTGACACAATCAAGTTATTTTTAAGTAAAATAATAAACAACCTGTCTCACTGAGACACGCCGGTGAAAGTATTAGTGTAGTCTCCACTCGTTACGGCAATAAAGGAAATCGTCTGCCAGTTTTATAATTTCGTGTGACTCGTCTACATTAAACACACCGTTAAAAACAATTTCCTCCCCGACAAACAAATCAACACCCAACCTTTCATCCTTCAATAAAAATAGAAACGCGGTTCTTTCGCCTACAGCTTTGGATACAGAAACTTGATCTTCTATGTAATCGTCATCTTCCATAAACTATATCCTCTGCATAACAGTTAAGTAGAGTAAGTGATTATCGGTGAAGGATATTGGAATACCAGACCCCCCATCTCCGTCACCATGTCCAAACCCATCCCCGAACGTAATCATAAAAATAGGTGGAGAGTAAACAGCAAGTTCACCCCCACCTTTCCCGTCGCCATAATAATCGTCGCCGTCGCCGTAGCCGTTTTGTTCTAGTAAGTACATTCTATTTGCCCTGCATAACAGTTAAGTAGAGTAAGTGATTGTCGGTGAAGGGTCGTCTATTTAGCGACCCACAAACTCCGCCGTTGCCCTTGCTGTATCCGTAGCCCCTGCCGTTGCCGTAGCCATCGCCGTCGCCGTTTCTGTAGCCGTAGCCGTAGCCATCGCCGTCGCCGTTTCTGTAGCCGTAGCCGTAGCCATCGCTGTAGCCGTCGCCGTCGCCGTCGCCGTAGCCGTTGCCGTAGCCTCTGCCGTTTTGTTTTAATAAATACATTCTATTTGCTCTGCATAACAGTTAAGTAGAGTAAGTGGTTGTCGGTGAAGGGTTTTATATTTAGCGACCCACCAACTTGAACGTAGCTGTCGCCGTCGCCGTCGCCGTAGCCGTTGCCGTAGCCATCGCCG